GGGGGTGGGGGCGGGCTGGGGAGCGTTGGAAGCCCCGGAAGCCCGGGAAACCCGGGCTCCTCTGCTACTTTGACTACAGTAAATGGAGTATCAGTGAATCCCGGAGCATATCCAGTGACAGTAGGCTCTCCGGGGGGGCAAGTAATTATTTCATGGAATCCACAATGAACAAACGTCTTATGCAGCAAAACGCGCTCCGTGAAATTGAAAACCGCGCCCGTTCTGTAACCGTGGGTACGGCGTTTGGCGGGACTACGGAGCTGATCATGCGTAGAGGAGACGGTACATTTACGTTCGCCATTCTCCAACCGGTAGAAACTATTGAGTTAATTCACCAGCTTGCGGCAAATGTCGGCTGTCACCTGCAACTCGTTCCACGTAAGGATTTTTCGTCATGGCGAGATTGGAAGTACACCGAGGAGGAGTTGGCGCATTATCGTGGAGTTCAAAACCTGCCCGGTGTGGGTCACCCCCCACACGCAAATGACATGGCGGAACATCAACACATCGGCCAAAATTTACCGTCGCCAGAACAGCAGGCGGGGTTGCCGTTAAATCAAATGGAAAAATCCTCCCAATTAAATGGGGAAAAATGACTAAATGGGGCATTTAATTTGTTACTCAAACTTTTTAAAAAATTCTTTAATTGAAAAGATACACAATTGTGTTGAAGAAACAAAGGTTTGGGAAACAAATTACAGCTTTTGGGACCCTAGGTTAGTTAATTCAAGCGCCCCTATTTTGGTGTTTGATTTAACAAAAACTCTTGAAAGCACAATTATTGAACAAGTTAAAGCGCAGTGTAAAGAAATAAGGCAGTACCAAGAAATAAAACTTAGGTATTATAAAATGATGCCCGGCGCATATATTCCTTGGCACAATGATGGTGGGTGGAGTTTTGCTATGACCATATATTTAAACAAAAACTGGGACAAGGATTTTGGTGGGTATTTTGCTTTTGCACACGACAACCAAATAAAATGCTTGCCTCCAGCGTATAACAGTTCTGTTTTTATTTCGGCGCCATTAGAACATTGTGTTTTTCAAACCGTCCAAAATGCTCCACCTCGTACAACTGTACAGATATTCGGGCGTTGATAGACGTTTTTTAATTTTTAAGTAACCGTAAAAGGGCGAAGGAGATACAAGATGAGCAAGCTGTGGCAACTGAAAAAACTCTCTAGCGGCGAAGCACTAAACGAACCGCAAAGACTGCCTGAGAACTGGGGACCTATCTTTGGTCTGTCTGGGTTTATTGACAAAATTGGCGACTTGAGCTGGCTGGGTGACGCGTACAACGACACTGGCTGGGTTATCGTGGGGGATGCTCCTGCGTTGCCTGCAACGTCCACCAAAGCCGAATTAGAATGGGAACAAGCAAAGCAACGACTGCGCGACTCCGACTGGACGATGCTTTCTGATGTGCCGATGACCTCCGGGGACAAGGCTCTGTGGATCGAGTACCGCCGCGCACTGCGTGATATACGGTTACAGTCTGGCTTTCCTAATGACATTCAGTGGCCGTCGAGTCCTGAGTGAACAAGTACACGATCCGGTTTAACAAGTCCCGTGGGCAACAGGGGCGCGGATCGTTAGAGCATGTCTGGCGTGTTTTTGAGAACGACAATGAAGTACTTGCTCGACACGTTAGGATAGAATGTAGGTCTTGGACAGAGCTGGATAAGAACGGTGTGGATTTTAACGTCGCCTGCTACGGTCAAAGAATGCTGTTCTACAGCGACACCGACACCGTTGTTATCTTAGAAGAGTAGGAGTGAATCGTGGACATAGACGAACTCGCGTTACGCAAGATCATCAGAGAAGAGATGAAGTCGGCTCTGAAGGAAGTTGGTCTACACGACGAAGAGGCCGGTGACGATGTCCGTGATCTGCGTAGTCTGATTACCGATTGGCGCGGCATCAAAAAGACGGTGCTGAACACACTGGCGAAAGCTGGCACGTTGTTCGTCCTTGGCCTGCTGATGCTCGGTGCATGGGGCAAATTTAACGGTGGCGGTAGCGAGTAATGCTTGATCCGGTTTCTGCTTTAGCCATAGCCACGTCTGCCTACAAAGTCATTAAACGTGGCATTGAAATGGGCCGTGAGCTGGAAGATATGGGCGGCCAGCTGGGGACTTGGTTCAAAGCCGTCAGCGATGTTAAGAACGCGGAGGAAGAGGCCAAAGACCCGCCGTTATTCAAAAAGCTCATGTTCTCCGGCAGTGTTGAGCAAGAGGCGATGCAGGCACTTGTAGCCCGAAAGAAGATCGAGCAGCAAGAAAAGGAACTGCGGGAACTGATAGTCTACAAATGGGGCGTTGAGGAGTACACGGCAATGATGCGTGACCGCGCCAAGATTAAAGACACGCGGGAAAGAGCGACGCTCAACCAGCGGCGCAAAATGCGTAAGTTCATTGCAAACACACTGACGATTACTGTGATTCTTGGCCTCGTTGGGGCAATAGTGGCTTTTGGTATCGGCATAATTTTAAATCTGGGGTAACACATCATGATGACACTAGTATCAACACTGCTCGGGTTTGCTTCGGGGGGTTTGCCAAAATTATTGGAGTTTGCACAGGATAGGGGTGATAAGCGGCACGAGCTAGCACTGATGGCCGCACAGCGTGAACGGGAATTGGCGCTGGCTAAGGAGGGCTTTGTTGCCCAAGCTCGCGTAGAGGAGATCAGAACGGATCAGGTCGCCATGCAGACACAGGCTCAAGAGCGCGTTGCTATGTATAAGCACGACTCTAAATTGGCCGATAATGCGTCAACGTGGGTAATTAACCTTCGAGCCTCGGTGCGACCAGTGGTGACCTACCTCTTCGTGGGCATGTTGTGTACCGTTAATGGCGTAGGGATATGGTACGCATACTCAACTGGTGTGCCTTTTAATCAGGCAATCGAGCTAATCTGGTCAGAATCTGAAACCAGCATACTTGCCACAATCATCGCTTTCTGGTTCGGCAGTCAAGCGTTTAATTCCAAGCGTTGACTATGACTATTTCAGATGCTGGCATTCAGTTGATCAAGTCTTTTGAGGGCTGTCACAACAGCCCTTATCGCTGCCCTGCTGGGCTTTGGACAATTGGCTATGGCCATGTACTCTACCCAGATCAAGCAAGGCTCAAAACAGACGAGAGAGCCTCTTATGCACTTAAACCAGAACACAATAGGCTTTGGGATGCTGACGAGATTGATTCGCTTCTTGAAAAAGATCTATTACGGCATTCTGTCGGAGTACGAAGACTATGTCCTGCTGCTGTTGATTGTCAGCTTGATGCGCTGGTGAGTTTCAGCTACAACTGTGGACTTGGGTCATTGCAGTCAAGTACCTTAAGAATGAAGTTCAATCGTGGTGATTACTCTGGCGCAGCGGACGAGTTCCTGAAGTGGAACAAGGCCGGTGGTAAGGTGCTACGAGGACTGGAACGGCGCAGAGAGGCTGAACGAGCTTTATTTTTGTCTGGGGGCTAGATGTATCTTATAAGCAACATCCCGTACTTTAAATGCTGGGTACGCAAAGAGTTCACTAACGGTCATCAAAACTACCACGGCGAGTACGTCCATGCGCTGGCGGTTGCGGTTACTACGATGCCTGATCGGTGTCTGTCGTTTCAACTGATCTTTACAGGGTGCGAAGCAGACGACGGTAGCCAGCCTAACGTACACGGCGGGGCAATGTGGGCACGTATGCCGATCACTGCGCTGGTTGGCGACATACCACTGGAAGAGTGGCCGGAGAGGATGGAAACGCACTTTGTGCAGCCGTGGGATTGCAGTTCCTACCACCACTCCATCATATCCATCGACAGGGCTAAACCGTCCCAGTGGATGTGCAAGATCAACAACGAGTTCTACAAGGGTCGCTATTTGTTTACCGTTGACTACGCCGAGAGCGAGGTCTCCGAAGACCCTGCACAGCACAAGCAGACACACGTCCTCATCCTGACGGATGCTGGCAAGTGGACAGGAAATATTGTAGCCTTACCAAACAACAGGGTCCGTGTCACTAGCCCAGCTTACTGGGTAACAGGTGAAGGCGCACCGGACTTTAAACCGAGTCAGTGGATACACTGCGCAGAGCAAGACGATTCGTATCTGGACCCCAATGTAACTTTTAACAATCTGTACGCGGAGAAAGAAAATGATGAAAGCTAAGGGCATGGCAGCAGGCGGCATGACCGCTAAGGGCATGAAGGCGGGCGGCGCAATGAAGATGGTTGAAAAGGACGGCAAGAAAGTCCCAGCCTTCGCAGCAGATGGCAAGGGCAAGATGGCCGAAGGCGGCATGATGAAGAAAGGCTACGCAGCTGGTGGCATGGCTACCAAGGGCGGCGCTGCGGGCGGCAAGTCAAAAGTTCGTGGCGCTGGTGTGGCTATCAAGGGCACACGTCCTGCAAAAATGATGTAAAGGGCTTAGATGGCGTACTTTAGACTGACCCTTGCCCCCGGCATCGATAAACAGAACACCGAATACGGTGCCGAGGGCGGCTGGACGAACTGCGATAACGTGCGGTTTCGTTATGGCCTGCCCGAGAAAATAGGGGGTTGGAACTACTTTACGGGGGAGGCCGTCTATCTGGTTGGTAGCGGGAGTGACCTTTTCTCGTGGAACTCCTTGATCGGCGTCCCATTCTTGGCCCTCGGTACTTCTAAAAAGGTCTACGTCAGCTCGGGCGGTGCGTGGTACGACATCACCCCGCTGCGCAGCACAACCGTGGCAGGCGATGTCACGTTTGCTGCGGTCACTGGATCGACAACGCTCACGGTTACCGACACTAACCACGGCGCTGACGAGGGGGACTTTGTTACCTTCTCGGGCGCGGTAAGCTTGGGCGGCGTTATTACAGCGGCTATTCTTAATTCAGAATACCAGATCACTACGGTCATCAACTCCTCAACGTACACCATCACCGCGCCCGTGGCTGCCAACTCCAGTGACAGTGGGGACGGCGGCGTTGCAGTTGTTGGTGCATACCAGATCAGCACGGGCTCGGATGTAAGCTTTTTTGACTTCGGGTTTGGCACCGGATCGTGGGGCGTTGGAACGTGGGGCACTCCTCGAACTACAAGCGAAGTGACGACATTGTCATCACGCGTGTGGAAGTTCGACAACTTCGGCGAAACGCTTGTTGCGCAGCTTGTGAACCGGCAGGTGTTTAAGTGGAACCCAACGACCGACGGTGTTGGGGTCAGAGCCTCTATTGTTTCGGGCGCACCTACGGCAAACGCCTACATGCTGATATCGAGCCCAGACAGGCACATGGTCGTCTTTGGCACCGAGACCACCATCGGCACTCCCAGCACACAAGATCCGATGTTCGTGCGGTTTTCCAATCAAGAGGACATTAACACCTTTGCGGAGTCGGCCACCAACACGGCAGGCGGTCAGCGGCTGTCAGACGGCAGTGCAATCGTCTCTGCAGTGCGCTCGCGCGGTCAGATACTGATCTTTACGGATACTTCTTTGCACGGCATGCAGTACATTGGCCCGCCCTACACTTTCGGGTTCCAGCAGCTGGCGGCTAACTGCGGATGTATCGGCCCACACGCAGCGGTGGACGTTAACGGTCTGGCGTTCTGGATGGGCAAAGAAGCGTTTTACGTGTTCGACGGTACAGTCAAAAAGCTTCCTTGCAGTGTGCAGGACTACGTGTTTAACGACATAAATCTTGTGCAGGACACCAAGGTATTTGCTGCGCTGAACACGGACTTTAACGAGGTCACCTTCTTCTACTGCAGCTTCACCAGCGACTTTATCGACCGAGCAGTAACACTGAACTACCTTGAGAACGTCTGGTCCATCGGCACTCTGGCCCGCACGGCGTGGCAGGATGTGGGCAGCTTTGAGAAGCCTGTGGGTGCGGAGTTCCTGCCCAACAGCACTGAGCCCACGCTGAACACTATCTACGGATTGTCTCCGGGCCGCTCAGTGGTGTACAACCACGAAGACGGCGTTAACGCTGCCGGCCAACCGCTGCCCGCGTTCCTCGAATCTGGGTATTTTGACATCGGTGATGGCGACAACATGCTCTTGATGAGCCGGTTCATTCCTGACTTTAAGAACCAGCTGGGCAACATCACTGTGAACCTGTTCCTGCGGCCCTATCCTCAGGCCACGGCCAGCCCAAGCTCACTGGACCCGTATGTGATCACGCCTACGACGCAGAAGGTGGACACCCGTGCCCGTGGTCGGCAGATCGCGCTTCGCATGACCAGCACGGCAATCAATACGTCGTGGCGGTTCGGCACGATGCGTGTTGACATCCAGCCGGACGGCTTGCGATGAGTA